GTAGAACCAACTAACCCAGGACCGACTATAATGTCCCTTCTCAGTGCGGGTCCACGAGTAAAGGTTACTGAAGCGCCTGCAGTGGCGGCCTGTGCGTAAGCGCCAGCAAATCCGCTGTAAAATCCGCGATCAAGGTTTATCCAGGACTGAAGTGTATGGCTGGCCGGTTGAATCGTAAAAGCTTGGCGTGTAGTCCCCTGACGCGAGACAAACCAATGGTGACTTCCAGAAGAATAGCGAATCAAGTCTGCTGCAGTGGTGGCACTAAGCGCCCCTGAAAACTGCCAGTGATTTGAGGTTGCGTTGGTAGTTGTGGAGAAGAAATCAAGGTATTGCGTACCTGTTGGAACATCGGTTGAGGTATTCCAGCCGGTAGCGACATGCAAAAACGCCCCAGTTGTAGAAAACTGGAACCAGTAAAAAGTGGTGCCGTATGTTTTGCTTACGTCGTACTGAACTCGCAACACGCGATTTTCAATTCCACTGGAAGCGAAACTATCGTGCCAGTCTGTCATCAGCCCTGCGTCAATAAACGCGGAGCGGTAAATGGTGGCAAGATCAGCCGCTGTCCATGTAGGGGCGGCGGTATAGGTTTGCTTGGTAACAGGCATGGGTCAATCCTCAGGGGCAAGTCAGATGGAGCAGATCAGCTGATGTCTTCGTAGGAGATGACCAGCTCCAGGTCACCGGCGGCACTGGCCTGTGCGCGGAGGCTGTGGCCTTCCTCCAGGTAGATGTATGCCTCGCGGGTGACCAGCACCTGGGTGGCGTCGGCCGGGACCGTGATGGTGTGAGCCAGCTCGTAGCCGGTGGTGCCATCCCAGTGCTGCAGCGTGATGTCGGCAGCCGCTGCTCCGTCCACGTTGGCGCAGTAGACGCTGTTCACCTTCAGCACCTTGCCCGAGCCTGCGCCATTGCTCAGCGCTGCCGCCATCGAGGTGGTGACGGCATAACCCACCGACTTGCCGGTAATCGTTGTTGGTGTCTTGAGGTTCGGCGCTGCCATGAATTAGTTGCCCCACCATTCAACATAGGCTAGCGATTCCCAGCCGAACAGCTGCACGCTCATGTCGCCAAAGTAATCGCTAGCTGCCGTGCCGCCGGTTGCTGTGCCGCCCGCCAGGGATAGCGTGATGCTTTCGTCAAGGCCGACTGCATTGCCATCTACTCCGGGGATGCCTGCATCTAGGGATGCAGTCACACTGGCGACAATGCCATTGGCGGCGCCGATGCTGGCAGTGATCGACTCATCCAGGCCGGGAACAACAAAGCCCTCAGCATCTAGCGTCAGCGTGATCGTCTGCTGCAGGCCATTGGCAGCGGCGGCGGCACCGCCGGCAAGTATGCAGCGAGCAAACAGCTCTATGCCGCTGGCAAATGCGCCATCAGGCGGCACGGTTTCAAGCGCCAGCTCGACGTTGTAACGCCCGCAGTAGACGTCATCAACGGCGGGGGACTCGGTGTACCGCCAGCGGTAACTGGTCAGTTCGTAGTCGCTGATGGTGGTGACGCCGCTCCAGATGCTGGACGGCAGCGTGAAGCTCTCAAAGCTGCCGAACTGGCCTTGGTAATGGCTGAGGATGCTGAGCATGTCAGCCTCAGCCAAAGCGATAAAGCTCAGTCGCACTGAGCTGCTGAGCATCACGTTGCTGTGGCGCACGCGATTCTGGAATCCGCTATACGTGCTGAACGGCGTGTGAGGGTATTCCCCTGGCGTAAATGCTCGGGTGGCGGGCGTCAGCGTGGGGAAGGTGGCCATGATTACTTAAAAGACATTCTCGGATACAACGTCGAATACTTGGTTGATTAGATTTCCCGTTATAGTTTCCGCAAACTTAACCCCGTCGAGCCGCACCGCAAGGTCGCCAAAGATGCCATTTTGGAATGAACCTGTGCCACCATTCCAAAGACCTACCTCAATTAACTCCACATCTGGGTTTGAAGACCCTGGGTCGTCTACAACAAGCGGCGGCACACCAACTGACACATAGTTACTGGTTGCGAAGTTACTGAAAGGAAATCTAAACCAGCTGTAGTACCACACCATCTGCGCATCAGGGAATGGGAATGCCCCGATCGTTGCTTGCTGTACTATCCTCTGCCCATTAGGGCAACGCACTTCGACTTCGTAAGTGTCGTCCTCGGAATCCGCCAGTGCGATAACTCCGGTAATGATTCCATTTGTAATCAGCAACGCCACGCCGCTTTCGTTTGTAATTGTCTGAGTGCCGCCTGTATTGGTGTAGTCAGCAACAACTTCGCCGTTGATTCTTACAATGATTGATTCGGGCAGTTCTTCGCCACATGCTGATGGCGGAACGTACAATACGCTGCCAGGTACGGGGCCAGCGCTGCTGACGCCTGTAGGGTTCTGGAATGTCAGCGGCCCTGCCGCAACAACCGCATCCAACCCATCATCAGCGTTGCCGGTGTCGCCAGTCGGCGCCGAATCATCAAAGCCCAGCCCGCCGCCGCTGGGTGATAGCTCCAGCGGGTCAGCACCATCAGCCGCCGTGAACGTCTCAGCCGGAATGGTGTTGTCGCTGCTGGAGTTCACATCACAGCTCACGCCGGTGCGGCCACTTGGCAGGATGATGCCGGTGCCAACAGCAGCAGCCACATCCAATGCGATCAGGCTGCGGCCTTGGTCGTCGATCGGGAAGTGCGTGGCCTCATAGCTCACATCACCCGCCAGTGTCTTGGTGATCCGCTCCACCTGGTACAGGTAGTCATGCACCGAGTTGGCGTAGGTAGTGTTGTCACGCGCCAGCTGCACGCGGATGATGTCGCCAGCGCTGATGAGCGTGTTGTGCTCCTGCGGCCGTGCTGCGAACCGGATGGTGTGCGTGGTGTAAAGCCGCTTGGCAAGGATGTAAGCGCCAACCTTAACGGCGTGATCCTCGCTGGTGCAGAACGTCGAAAGGTCGTGCGACTCATACGGCCCGGTCTCAGCAGTCCCGCTGTAACGCACCTCAGCGGTGCGGATGATGCCGATGTCGCTCTCCAGCTGCTGACGCCAGATCACCTGCGCCACGAACGGCTGCCGGTCCGCCAGTGACAGGTAGTTGATCTCCAGCGTGCCGGGCAGCACGGTGTCTTCGGTGAAGGTGTATTCCGCCGTGATCGCCGTGGTCTTGATTGCACCGCCGGCAGTCACTGGCAGCAGTGGCCTCAGTCCGCGCTTGCCGCCTGCGCTGCTCTCAGCCAGTAGGAAGTAGGGCGCCAGCCTGGCGGCGAGGTCGGAGTAGTTGGTACTTTCGCGGATCTCGATGTTGCAGGTGAAACCGTTCACCTCAAGGAACGTGGCTGCTGCCAGCAGTGCGGTGTTGTCGATCATCGCCGCTGGCACCCTGCTGGTGTTGACCAGCAGCCACTTGACCAGATCCGCGAAGTTGTCGCTGGGCCCAGTCACGCTGTCGTAGATCCGGGTGACGGCCATGCCACCACGGATGAACAGATGCACCTGGCGGTTGTACTGATCGAAGCCGTCCGGGATGGTGACGTTGAAGCTGAGCGTGCTGATGCCCGGGTAGCTGCCGACGGTGCCGCAGAAGAACGGCGCCTCGGGCAGATCCTTACCGGCACGCTGCACCAGGAAGTTGCCAGGTGTCCAGGTGCCAGCCCTGCGGTTGTAGGTCTGCGTATGGGCGCCAACGCGGCAGGCACGCTGAAACACGTCCTTGACCGGGATGCTGTCGAGCTGGCCCTCGCTCAGCACCAGCATGTAGTAGGCGGTGACGTTGTTGCTGGCGTCATTCTCGAAGCGGGCCTCGGTGGCGCCGGGGCTGATCAGGATGCCGCCTTTGCTGTTGCGGAACCGGGCGAACACGATCGGCACCGGCTCGCCAATCTGCGCGAACCGCTGCGGGCTATCTAGCTCTGTGGTGCCCTGCGCGGCGGTTGCATCAGCTGGTGCATTGATCTGACCGGCCTGGATGGCCAGCAGTGCCAGTGGATCGCTGGAGGAAAGGAAGCTCACTGCCTGATGCCCTGCCCCATGATCGCCAATGTCAACCGGCGCGGCGGCACTTGTGCTCCAACGGGAGACAATGCCGAGCCGAGTTGTATGGTCAGGCTAGTCAATCCGCCATTGCCGCCAACCACTTGGCCGGTGTACGCAGCCACCAGCTCCTGCCCAGCTTGCGGGGTGTTGTTGTTGATGGTGGAATCAAACTGGTAGATGCTGAGATCCACCAGGCGGCCATCGCTGATGGCAGCCAAGAACGCATCCAACACCAGGCCGGTGGCTGCAGCGGTAACGGAGACTGACTGCTCAGTACCACTGCTGCCGGCGGTGATGCCATCAGCAATGAACGGCACGTAGTTCCAGCTGGCGCTCGACCATGTGACGCTGGTGTTGGCGTAGTAGCTCTGCCACCGCTGGTAGGTGGTACCACCGGCGTCATAGATACGGAGGTATTGGCTTTGCGCTCTCATCAGGCCATGCCCAGCGCGATGCGTGCAGATGGCGTGCGCAACCGGCCGATCACGCCTTCAGCGGTCAGTCGCATGGCGCGCTCCATGTCGGTCACCGTGACGTAGCGCTGGCCGTCAAACTCCATCACCGGGCCGGTGGTTACGTTGATTGTAAGAGGGGGTGCTCCAGCGCCGGAACCTTCGGAGGGGATGGCGTCTTCGCCGCGTTTGCCGAAGAGGTAGCTGGTGGCGAAACCGGCGGCCTTGGACTCGGGCACGATGTATTCGGATTCGCCGCCTTCACCGATAAGGCCGAGCGTGGGGCGATTTACGACGCCACCTTTGGCGAATGCCTTGAAACCGCCTGCCCAGAATGCGCCATCAGCAGCCTTCTTTTTGGGAGTAGGTGCAGCACCGCGAACTGCGTTTAGGCGTTGCTGCTCGATGAAGGCGCGGTTGATGTAGTAAGCGGCATTTTGAGCGTTGGCAGCTACATCGGACATCGCGTCGGCAAACAGTTGGGTCTTCTGTGTGCCCACTTGGATGGTGCCCACCAGCTGACTGGTTTGACTTTCAGTATTTATAGTTTGTTGAGCAATGTATCCCATAGCACCGGCAAGAAGATCCGCTTGGTACTTAGACATGCCGATTTCGTCGCTGACGAGCTTTTGAGCGAGGGCGCTTTCTGCTTGAAGAACTCGTGTGCGGAAAATTGCTGCCGCAACAATGTCTTGATAGGCAGCTATCTGCTTAGCGGCAGCTACTTGATCGTACGCGTTCTGCAGGGCATCTCTTTGAACGCCGAGTGCAATATCGTAAGCGGAGGCAATTCTATTTATTTGTTCTGGTGTGTTTCCCCGTGCTACAGCCTGTGCAATAGCTATCTGCTTTTCTGCTACAAGTTCCCGATATTTCAGCTGTACAAGACGTGCCTGCAGTTCAGCTTTCTGTACTAATAGTCTGTTATTTAGTATCGCTTGGGTGTATTCAATTTCGGCAGCGCGAACTTGCTGGCGGAACTGAGCTATGGCGATGTTATACCGTTCGGTTGCAGTGGTGGCTAAGCGGTACTGACGCTCCAGTTGAGCGCCGTACAGGTTGTTTATTGCAGCTTCGGCCGAAAGTTGAGCTGTGCGGACTTGGTTGCTGGTTTCCAGGGCGCTTATCTGGAGGCGTACAGCTTCTGCTGCTCGGTCGTAACGTTCTTTGTTGGCTTCGATCTCTAGGCCCTGCTCCTGCAGCAGAGTTTTTATGCGTCCCTGCTCAAGTGCTTGGCTTCTTTGAATTTCAAGATTTGCGATATTTTTATCTACAGAGTCTTGTGATGCACCCACACTATTTCTCCGTGCCTCAAGTATCTTTTCTTCGTACTCGGCGTTTATTCGATTGGTTTCTAGTCCACGGTCTAGTTCAATGTTGATGAGTTTTTCGGCTGTAGTGCGGCCCAGTGTGCGCTGTTTTTCAAGGGCAAGATTGGTGGTGTTGTTACGGATTTCGCGGTCTTGCTTGTCGATGACAGCTTGGAGCGCGGCGTTGCGCTTTTCTTCCTCTTCGGTGATCCCTTTTACACCGTTGAGATTGGCGTTAATATATGTGCGAAGAAGCGGGTATTTTTTTAGTGCTCCATTGACAATCTCCACTCCCCATTGGCGAAGACCTCCGCCGATGATATTTACCAGTTTAAGTATGCGTACAGTATCCGCAAGCACGAATGTAAGGGCAGTAACAAAATTAGCTCCCAGTAGCGATAATGCACCCGCTATAGCACCAGAAAACTGGTTCCACGTATTGCCGAGCAAATTTACATTAGTTGTGATATTGTCCACAGCTTGCGGCATTAGGCCGGTTTGATTGGCTACTTCTCGGGCGGCTACAGCTTGAGCTTTTTGGGCGTCGCCGGCTTCGATGAGGCGGCGGACAGTTGTATCCAGTTCGGCGTTAACGAATACGACGCTTTCGCGCAGCTTGTCCATGTCGAGCATGTTCAGCGCGTTGCCGATTTCGGTGATGCGGCGCTGGGCGTCTTCGAGAATTTGGCCGATGGCAGAACCAAGGATCTGTCCGCCGAAACCTCCACCGAAGAAGGAGCCAGCAAAACCACCGGCTACTTGGCCTACACCGCCGCCGAACAGCAGCGGGAAGCCGGCGCCGAGTGCCATGTTTTCGGCGGTAGCGTTCGGGTTAAAGCCGAGCCCACCACCACCTCGGCCGGCCGCTAGTGCGGCGGGAGAGCCTGGCATTGAAGCCGTCCCACGAATTGGGGAAGCCGGTCCGCGTGTTGCGCGAATAGGTGCGGCTTGCGCACCTTGGATACCGAAACCGGCATCTGCGGTTGCTTGTACGCGGCGACGATTAGCTACTTCTTGAGCAATCAAACGGTCCCTACGTGCCCGGGCTGTATTCTCCATCTCCATCGCAGTAACAAGTTTTTTCACTGCGGTGGCTTCCAAATCTGTATCGGCTGCAGCTCGTCTAAGCGCGTTGCTAGTTTTAGTTACAGCACGGCTGTAATTCTCCATACTTGCCACATTAAATCCGCGCCCTTCAATTAATTTTGCGCTTCTATTAACTACGTTAATAGAGTTATTTAATCTGTTTACGTCTTTAATCAGGCTGTCAACTTGACGCCCGCCGCGCACAGCAATTTCGATTTCGGCGGTGTATTTGGCCACAACGCTGTTCTAGTGGTACTTCAGTTTACGCCGTAAAAAAGCCGCCGGGTTAGCGGCGGCGTTTGGCCTTGTCGATGGCGGCTTGCTCGGCGTCGTGGCGGATCTTGTAGTACAGGCTCCAGCCGAGTAGTTCGTCTTCGGTCATGCGGCTGCGGAGTTCAGCCAAGGTCATGCCCAGTTTTTCGGCAACGTAGAACTGGGTTTGGAGGTAGGTGTCCTTTTTGAGGGCAGCCTCAAACGCTTTTGGTGTCGGTCTCCTCCGAATCGTCGGTCAGGATCGCCAACATCAGGGCCTGGAGGTCTTTGTCCTTGACTTCGTTTTTGAGCACGTCGAGTTCGGCGGCCTTGAACATGCGGGCGCCAGTGTCATCGCAGGCTTTGTTGATCAGCAGCTGGATGGCGAAGGCGGTGGCGTCGTCGGACTTGGCCTGCTTCTGGGCACGCTCGCGCTCGGCCATGGTCAGCGGCGTCACCCACATCTCAAATACGGAGCCGTCGCTCAGTACGACTTCCTTTTTGGTGGGCTCCAGGTTGGCCGCTTTGCGGAGGCGTTCCAGCGGGCTCAGAGGTGCGGAGGCAGCCATGGGCTAGGTTGATGGGTCACGCATTAGTGTAGCGGAGTAGAAATAAAAAACCCCGGCGGGAAAGCCGGGGTTCGGGGATCCATCACACCAGCAGGTTATCAGGACTTGTAGAGGTCGAAGGTGGGGGCAGCGCTCGGGCGGAAGGCGATTTCCACGCTCTGGCCGTCGTCGGGGTTGACGGTGAGGCTGGCCGAGGTCAGGATCACGGGCACGGTGATGGAACGGCTGAGGGTGTCGTTCACGGTGCCGCTGACCGAGATGCGGTCGATGTACAGCTTGACCGTGGCGCCAGTTTGGTTGAACTGGACCACATCCTCGATCATGCGGCTGGACAGTGCCGTGTCGTCGTCGGTCGTATAGACCGTGGCAGTACCAGAACCGTCCGCAAAGCCGGTGATGTAGCTGCGGAAGGGGGCGTACTGGCCGGGGGTCTGGCCGATGGTGGTGACGTCGATCTCGGAGCGGGTGATCTCAAAGCTCCAGTCGCGCACGCTGCCCACAGCTACTGGGGCGGTGTACACGATGCTGGCGAAGTTCGCGCCAAACACGGAGGGTTGAGCGGTTGCCGTAGCGGCAGCGCCACCAGCCGTCGAGCTGATGGTCATGATGCCGGTGGCGGGGACGTAAGTCTTGACGAAGTACGCACCAGCGGCGATTGCGTTGGTGGTCGTGGCGCCGACGGGGTAGGTCAGGGTCACGGGGTCGTTGACCTTGAAGCCGAGGTAGGTGCCAACGGTGATGTTGGAGCCGGTGGCGGGGAAGGCGGTAGCGACGAGCGTGGTAACAGATGTACCAGCGGGGGTGTAGTACAGGGCGCCGGAGGTGCCCGAAAGAACGGTGGCCATGGGAGGTACCTAAAGAGGTGTGGACGCGGGCACGGCCCGGCTTAGTACAGGTTAGCTCCAGTGATTGGAACTATTAAGTTGTGATGGTTGCCTGGAAGCCGGTCTCGATGCGAGATATAAAGAATGGCGTAAAAGCGCGGCGGGATTGTTGATCGGGGACAGTGCCGCTGAAGTTAGGGCTGAACGAGGGGCCTTCGATTGAGCCGGTGCGGGTGTAAATGCCTGTTGATTGCTTAGGCGTGTCATTGATTGTCTTAAGAATGTCGTATGCGACTTGGATTAGTTCTTGATTGCGGGCGGGGCCTTTACCTTTTGGGGTGTAGGCGCGGATTACGATTACGCCGCGCACGTATTCGTGGTTGGTTGTCAGGCTGGATTCGGTTGTTAGGCCGAATTGGATGTTGACGTGGACAAACTCCTCGGCGCTGTCGGCGCCGTCGTTCATCACGTTGTCGAAGTACACCGGGACGGATGGCACCAGCGTGTTGTATGCCGTCAGCAGTGGGGCCTCGAATACGGCGCGGATGTTCTGGTAGTTCATCGGCGTCTCATGGCGATCTCGATTGCCTTATCAATAGCACCGGCACGCAGGTAGATGCTGAACCAGTCCATTGGAGCGGTGCGCCTGTTTCCGCCTGTGCCGGTTAACAAGCCTCGAATACCTTTTTGGCGCTCACCTATTTTTTCGATGGGGTTAATCGGTTTCGTGCCCGGGTCTATGAAGAAGCCCGGTTCCATGTCAGTAGCTACATCGGCATAAGGAGAGAAGTTGCTGATTGTGAATACGATTTTGTTTTTGGTTAGAAATGAGCGCACCACTTGCTGGCCGCTGAGTGCAGGAGTGTAAATAGGTTGGGGTTTGCCAGGTGCTCCGGTGCCTCCTTGGATTCCCGTTGGGGAGGCGATTTGCCAGGAGTTGGAGAAACTGCCGGACCATGCGGGGCCGCGTGTTTGTAGATCGCGGACGATTTTTTCGGCAGCACGTTTGGGACCGTTGTAGACCGTCGTAGCAGCTACCTGATCCAGTTCTTTTATGAGGTTCCAGATGCCGTTACGGGCCATTATTGGGGCCTCGCAATGAGGGTGTGGTAGATGGGGGAGTCGCCGCGTACTGTTTTGACGTTGATGATGCGGGCGGTTTTCGTAGTGCTGTTGTCGGTGTATTCGATGCGGTCGCGGATGCTGGGGGCGTATGTACCAAGCTCGGTGTTGCCGATGATGAGTTTGAGGTCGGTGGTTTGGTAAGTGCTGTCGAACTCTTCGGGGTTGACTTGGGTGATGATGGCGCGGACTGTGAAGGAGACTTCGGCGCCGCTTACTAGGCCGGTTGTCGGGCTGTAGGTTTCGGTTGTGGCGGCCTTGATGTAGGTAATGTCGGAGCCCCAGTCCGTCAAAAGCGGGCCGGGGATGGGGGCGAAGGTGGTGTCGATGAGGCTCATGTCAACCTCTCAGCAGGCGGACGGCGTAGTTGGCGGCGCCGGATTGGCAGTAGGGGCCGAGGTAGGACTGGAGCCAGGGGTAGACGTCGAAGACGTTGTTGATGACGCCGGAGGTGGTGGAGCTGGATTTGTACTTGACTTGGAGGTCGCCCAGTTTCACCTCGTCGTAGATGCCGGTTGTGCCAGTGCTGCCGGTGATGGCGTTGGTGTCGTTGGCAAGGGCGCGGGCGAGTTCGTAGGTAGCAACCTTGACGCCTTCGGGGATCAAACTGCAGGCGAGGTCAACGTCATCGACGGTGTAGTTGTCGCGGGGCCACTTCAGGGCTTGGGTGGTGGTGCAGCGGTCGCCGTAGAAGCTGAGGCCGTCGATCCAGCGGGTGGCGGAGATGAGGGCGCGGTTTTTGGCGTCGGTGCTTTTGCCGGTCCAGTCGCTGCTGTCGGGGACGGTCTCGAAGTAGGTATCGGCAGCAGCCAGCGTTACGTAGCTGTTAGCCGAGGCTCCGCTAAGAGTGGCGTCAACGACTGCAGGCACGGTCAATAAAGCCTTTGTTTGAGTCTACTGCGCGTGGGGCGGGTGCTTGTTTTGGGCAGGATGCTGGCGTGATAGACGGTGCCGCCCTCCAGTTCGATGTCGGCGGCGCGTTCTAGGTGTTGGCCGTAGGGGACATCCTCGTGCCAGTGGCGATTATCCTGTAACACGTAGAGACGTACCATGCTCATGCCCGCTCGCAAGTCAACTGAGGCCAGCGTAGAAGCCGAGGCCCAGAAAGAAAATTCTGCATTGCCTAGTAATGCAGTGAGGAAGTTGGAGGAGGTGGCGCTGGAGGTGCGGCGGCTGCAGGTCGAGGAGGGGCTGGGTACGCAGGAGATTTCTACGCGGCTTCAGGTCAGCCTTGCTGTGGTAACGCAGTTGTTCCTGCAGTCTTACAAGATGACGATGAATACGCCGGAAGTGTTTGAGTTGCAGGAGAGGATTCGAGTAGGCGAACTTTGATAGTAAAAAAGGCCCCCGTAATGGGGGCCATATTTGTACCGCTGTACTGATAAATCAGTATGCGGTGGTGTCAAACGGCGTGTTGACCAGCAGGCGGCAGATGGGCACCTGCTTGGCGGCGCTGTAGACGAGGCTCCAGCTGGCGGTGTCGCCCAGGTTGCCGGTGGTGGCAGCGTTGGTCGGGTTGTCGCCGGCAACGTTCCACTTGGTACCAGTGACGTGGTAGCCGTAGTGGTAATCCACGGCCAGCACATCCTGCATGGAGAGGATGTTGCGGTCGGCGGCCAGACGCAGATCCTGCTGGATGCCCTCGGACACGACGCCGGAGGCGAACAGGTAGACGGGGTACTTCACCACATGGGTGGAGGTGCCGCCGGTCAGGAAGGTCAGCTGGTCGTCGATCACCACGCGCAGGCCGGCGAAATAGGCGGCCTCGGTTTGAGTCACGCCAACACCGCCGCCGCCCCAGACGACGGAGCCGCCGGTGGAGAGGGCCGAGGTGCTGAAGGTCAGCATCCCGACTTGCTGCAGGTAGTGCGCCACGTTGGAGTGCATGGCGATGGAGTCGAGGTTGTCGCTCCGCTCACCAAGCTTGGCCTTGGCGGCCACCACGTTGGCCACGTTCAGGAAGTTGGCTTCCGTCATGGAGCCGGGGACGCCAGCGAACGTTTTGTTCGTCTGGTTGGCGCCCAGCACGCCGGCGCCGCTGATGCCGCCGAACAGGCCCAGCAGTTGGGCTGCCAGGGTGGCGGTCTTCAGCTTGTTGATGGCGGCGGTCAGCTGGTTGCGGACGTGGGCCAGTGGATCGGCGCCAGAGCCCAGCTTGCTGAGGTCGTCGGCGGCGTAGGCGAAGCCACGGTGCAGCAGCGTCATGATCTGCTCGTCGGCCGTCACGTTCTGGGGAACGAGGAAGCCGCTGCCACCGCCCCAGGTGTTGTTGCTGAGGATCTGGGTCTCAGTCGGGGCGATGGGGTCGAAGAAGGGGACGCGCACGCGGGTGCCGCCGGCACGGGCGTCAAGGGCAGCGTTGCGCTGCACGATGCCGCTCTGGACCCACTTCGATTGCTCGAAGATGCCCTCGGCCGTGTACTGAAGAAATTCGGGGCGGGTGACAAGGTTCGACAGGAACGTCGAAGTTGCACCGTAGTTTCCGGTAAAGGAAGACATGGGGTAGCTCCAGTGGAGTCAGGGTTGGGGAGGTGCCCCACAGGGGCTAGTTGAGGCCGGCTTCGGCTCGGAGGAGCCTGGCTTTGTCGGGGTCGGTGGAGAGCATCATCATTTGCTGAGTGATGTTCCAGCCGTCCTTAGACCAGGGGTTGGCTTGGCCGGGGAGGGCGGTGGAGCGGGCACTACCTGCTACACCCATGCCGGCGCGGTTCGTGGCTGCAAAATGATGCTCGTAGCCGCTGCCGGGGTTTTTAAGGTTGGCGATGTATTCGCCAATCGGAACTTCTACGCCGCCGACATAAGCCACAGGCTTTCCGTCTTTGGCGCGAAGGTTCTCCTGCAATAGACGATACAGCTGATCGGGCGCCAATGCACCGGACTGGGAAAGTTGGCCGATTGCACTGGCGCGGAGTTGTTCTTGGGTGAAGCCTTGGCGGATTTGCTCGACTTCGGATTCTTTGGTGGCGAGTTGTTGTTTGAGGTCGGAGACGGTTTGTTGGGCTTCTTCCCAGAGGGTTCGGTATTCGCCGGATTCGGCAAGTTTGGCGGTTTTGGCTTGTTCTTGACTGGCGCGAATTTCGTCGAGTTGCTGTTGGAGGGCTTCGCGGTTTTCGCGGTCTTTGCGGCGCTCGGCAATCAGTTCTTGGTTTTTCGCACGAAGCGCGTCGAGTTGGGCGGCCAGATCGGAGCTACCAGCCACAGGCTGAGGGGCAGTTGGCTCCACGGGAGCGGCTACTGCTTGCTGTTCTTCGGGCACGGTTGTGTACTACTTAGACGTCTATAGATTAACAGTACGGTAGACGATTGCAGTACCGCCGATGGTCGGGTGCTCCACGTAGCCGCTGGAATCAGCAGGAAAGAATAGTGTGTACTCCATCAGTCATGGGCCTTGATCATCACGTAGCCAGCGGTGACGCCTGAACCGGCGGTGCTCACCCTGACGCGCATCAGCGCAGCATTGATGTCCTGCACCGTCAGCTGCACCGTGGAGCTGGCCACAGCGGTGAGCGGGGTGCCGATTGCGTACCAGCTGGCGCCGTTGTCGTCGGAGCCCTCCATCTGCAGCGCTGGTGCCGTGGTGGTGATTGCGCCGACGTTGACCACCAGCTGGGCGCGGTTGCCTGCGTCCCTGGTGTCCAGGCTTGGCGTTGTGCTGTTGAGCGTGGTAAGCACGATCGAGCGGTCAATCAGCTGGCGCACGGCTTCGGAGCTGTTGCTGTTCTGCAGGCGGTTGATCGCCCTGGTGAACGATGGCGTGGTGCCGCCCACGGTTTGCACGTAGCGGACCCGGTTGCCGACAATCCTGATCAGCGGTGATCGGTAGATTCCCGTGCCGGTAATCCTCGGGAAGTCGTAGACCTTGAACCAGTTTGTGCCCGAATCGTCAGATTCTTCAATCGCCACGTCCAGCGTTGGCGTGGTGCCGCTGACTGCAGTGACCGGGATGCTGACGCTGTAGCTGGTGCCAAACGTCGGTGTGAATGCCGCCGTGGTCGTGGTTGTTGTCAACGCCGCTGAGGCCACATCCGCGACGATGCCCGGCAGCGCCAGGTTGGCGGCGGTGACGGCTGCAACGGTGCCTGTGCCGATGTTGGCGGTGACGGTGCCGCTCACCGGCTGCGTGCCCAACGCACCGCCCAGCACCTGCACCGGCAGCGCATGGCTGCCAACAGGATCGCTACTCGCTACACGGATCTTCTGCCGTCCCTGATCCTCAATCTGAATGAATCTAGTCGTCAGTGTTGTGGTGCTGGCCGGCGCAGTGCTGCCGTTCTGCACCACGATGAACAGGTACAACTCCGTCTCAGGGTCGGGGACGTTCTCGATCCTGCTGGCTCGGTTTGTCCACTGATAGCCGGTGTTGCTGGCCACCAGCGCATCAGAGAATCCGGTCGTGAATACATCGAAGCTGATCTGCCCGACATGGCCAGGCGATGCAGTGGTGTTGATCGTGGCGGTGGTGTTGCCGCTGTTCCAGCCGCGGCGCTGTGCGTCGAAGTTGGCATTGGTCGCAGTGGTGCCGCTGTACTCCAACTGGATGTGATTCCAGCCGTACAGGGTCAGGGTGCCACTACCGGATGCCGGCCACGCTGCAACGGTGAAGTTGACTGTGAGCCCTGAGACGCTGGCAATCGCATAGCGGCCTGGGATGCCAGCGGCGCCAGTGATTCGCGACAGTCGCACGCTCTGGCCGACATTGGCCGCTGTGAACGGGTTGGTGGTGGGAAAGGTGACCGTGACGCTGGTGGCGCTGTTGATTGTGTAGGACAGCGCCTCGCCAATGAGATCGGCCAGCTCGTATCTGAATGTCTGGTTGGCGATCCTCTGAGACAGGATCACCTTCAGGCGTGCCAGCAACGAGCCTGAGAACGTATCAATCGAGCGGATCACCGTTTCGCTGTTGGCGGTGGTGCCGGTCGTGATGACAAGGTTCCCGCTCGACTGGTTCACCGTCATGCCGCTGCCCGTCTGCAGCAGGGTGAACTCCTCAGCCGCTTTGCCGACGATCCCGCTGCCGACTTCAGTAAAGCCCGCACGCATGAATGCCGGGGCGCTGTTGGTGACCGGCACAGGCGAGGCCCGCAGCTCGGTGTCGGTCAGTCCGCCACCGCCAGCCGGCAACACCACCGGCAGCCGGCCGCTGTCCAGCGCTGGAAGCTTCCCGTTCACTGCTGCCAGCGTCGTCTCTGTTGCGGCGCCAGTCGGGAGCGGTAGGGCGCTGGCGCTCACCGGCTGCGTGGCCTGCCAGAAGGTGCCAGACACCGGCACTGCTGTAGCTCGCAGCTGGACATCAGTCAGCGGGCCAGAGACTGCAGCAGTGCCTGTGATCGACACGCTGCCGCTGATCGGCTGAGTCGCCTGCCAGAACGTACCGCTTACGGGAACCGCTGCAGCTCGCAGCTGTGTATCAGTCAGCGGTCCTGAGACCGGCTGCGTGGCTTGCCAAAATGTGCCCGACACAGGTACTGCCGAGGCACGGAGTTGAGTGTCCGTGAGCGGGCCGGTTACGGCTGGTGTGCCGCTGATTGACACGCTGCCGCTAACCGGCACGGTCTGGTCGTTGGCGATGTTGACGGAGATGCTGTTGGCGGTGGTCTTCGCGCCAGTGCGGGCCTCCAGCCAGGTTTTGATTGCGGCAACTGTGGCGTCGAGAGCGAGCGCCCCAAAAGCGTTACGAAGTGCCATTAGATGCCGTCCTCAATCCAAAGTGTAAGGTCGCCGCCAGATGTGTCCCACCAGGCGTATTTCGTTGCGCCGCCTAGTTCGCCGCTGGTGGGTTGCGTTGTTTGGATGAAAGTGGGGCTGCCGGTGCTGGTGCCGGATGGTCCGGGTGGGCCTTGCGGTCCTAGCGCGGTGGTTGTAACCACCGTGGTTACAGGTACAGATACAACAGCGGTTGTGTTGTCCCCTGTGGTTACATTTACAGTATTCGTGGACTCACTTATATTTACGGATGTCATGCTGTATAGCCCTCGGATACATAGATAGTTCCTTCGAGATAGTATTCACGGATCGTACTGGGGTTCTCCAGTAGGACGTCGTAATAGCATTCGTTGGGGAACGTCGTTGTTTGACTATCTGTTAGCGAGATGGTGATTTGGCCGCTTGCGCGGTTGGTGTAGGTGATGGCGAAGTCGGCGTATTTTGTTGTGCGGTCGCGGTTCCAGGCTTGGGCGTAGGCGGTCCAGCCGGTGAGGTTGATTGCTGCTCCAGTGCTGTCGTTGAACTGGAGCGCTACGGAGTAGTCGGCGCGGCGCTGCAGGCGGATGTTGTAGGTGCCAGGGGAGACGGCCATGGGACTACTCGACCTCCGATTCGTTCATTGTATCGGTTTCGGATTCCTCGGCCTCGGGTTGCTCGACTTCTTCGAGGTCGCTGTTATCTGGTAGGTCCAAGAGTTCTTCTTCGATGTTGATGTTGTCGGGCAGGATTTCGCCACGGCGGAGGACTTCCAGGAGCATGGCGTTGCTGATTTTGCCGGTGTCGGCCAGTTGTGCCAGGACGGCTACGTCTTGGCCGATCAGGCGGTAGTAGTCAAAGTCGCGGTCGATGGTGATTTCGGGGGGCTCCAGGCCGACGTATTGGGCGGCGAAGGCGAAGGCTTGGTTGAGGGCGGATTCCAGTTCTTGGCTGATGATGGAAAGGACGGAGTTGGATTGGGCTTGGTCGATGCGCTTGGCCTCGGCGGATTCGGCCACGAATTTTTGGCCGAAGAGTTTGGTGACGCCAAGCGTGGACATTTGCGAGGCGAGGGATTCCAGTTCGGCCATTTGGGCGTCGAAGCTGGTGGCGTCGGCTTGGACGTAGTACGCCTTGTTGCCGGGTTGCATGGCGATGGCGTAGTTGACGCCCATCGTTGCGGAGCCGGTGGTGTCGTCCCAGCCCTCTAGGACGAGGGTGGGCATGGCGGCGATGTGGAGGGCGTGGATGAGGTCGGCTTGGCGCTGGTAGTGGGTGATGTTGAGGTTGGCGATGTCGAGCAGCGGGGGCTGGGAGATCAGGAGGCCCCGGCGGTTGCTGTAGATCGGGACCAGGGGGATTTCGGGCAGGCTGTAGTCGCCGGATTCGGTGAACTCGACTACTTCTTGGCCAAGGGTGTAGAGGTCGTAGCGGCCGGGGTAGATGACGCGCATCTGCTCGACCTGTTCTTCGCCAAACTCGTTCAGGGGGCGGACGTCGTAGTCGTGGATGCGGACCTGCAGGAGTCGGTTGGTGCCGGATTCTTTGCGCCAGCCCCAGATTTGGGGGGCGTCAACGTGGACGAAGTAGGGGCGGCGGCCTAGGGCGCGTTCTTCGGCCAGGTTGCGGGCGCCCATGGCGGCGGGGTAGTCAACCAGGATGGCGCTGTGGCCGTAGGTGAGGCTACCGACGAGGGCGCGGCGGGCGTATTCGTTGATGCTGGAGCCCAGGCCGTCGATGTTCTGGATTAGCTCCAGCCAGTAGGGGTCGCCCTCGACGTGGATGGGTTTGCGGAGGATGGCGCCGGCGGCGGTCTCGATTAGGCGGCTGGTGTACGGCGATAGTACGGACCGATCGACGCGGGTGGTGTAGGCGTCGTCGTCTTCGCGGGGTTCTTGGGGGAGGTAGGTTTCGCTGAGGTCGCGGATGTAGTTGGTGCCACGGGTGACGGCGGCCATGACGCCCCAGTCGGACATCATGGCGATGCTGTCCAGGTTGCGGACGAATGGGGATTCGCTGACTACAGCTCCAGTTGGCGGGATGTTGGCGCTGTAGACCACGGCTGGACTCCTACTTTGTACCTATTTTGGCAGTGAACGCGGCCTTGTTACCGTGCGCGAGTGGAATACGCCGGTTCGGGAGCCTTGGAACCCGGTGATCCAGCAGTGTCTGAAGGGGGTGGATGAGCATGTGCGCCAGTACATTCGGACGGGGAATGTGTGGCATTTGGAGAAGGCGGAGTTTTTGCGGAAATATGTTATGGAGTTGAAGATCTGGATACATAAGGTGGAGGGGAGGTAGTTACCACTTCACCTTGTTTGCCCAGAAGGCGGCGGACATTTTGCCCTTGGCTATGTTTTTAGCGTGTCGTGCTTGGAAGGATGCCCGCCTGGCTTTGTCTGCTGCTGATTCTCCTTTTTGGGGTGGTGAGCCAGTTACGCCCTACTGACCGAAGCGAATGAGGCGCACCACGTTGCCGTCTTTGGCGAGGACTGCGTGGGATTTGTTTGGGTGGTTGGGGGTGCGCTTGGGTTTGTTGTAGCCCTCGAAGGTTTCGC